GATACCTTCGCGTTCGCTCGCCTCCCCGATATCACCAAAGCACTGGAAGACTCTATCGCTGGCCAACTCGAAACCATGATGATGGGCGGCCACCCTTCCGGGAATCCACTCGCCGGCGCTGAGTCATCCATCACGACGATGATGAAAAGCTTCATCTCGTTGCAGGAAATCGAGCACATGGGCATTGAGGGCGTTCCGACGCAGGCTGCATTGAATGGCGTGAATCACCGCCTGAAGCAGCCCTACGCCAAGGGCAATCCCCGGCGCCCCTCGTTCATCGACACGTCACTCTACTGGTCAACGCTCATCGCGTGGTTTGATTAATGCCATCTATCGCTGAATCGCTAGGGTCGCAAAGCCAGTTGGCGAGTACGCTGGCGGCCGGTGTCGATCAGATATCCCAAAGCCAGACGGTCACGTTCACGAAGTACAGCCAGTCAATTCTCCCGGCTGACGGCTATGTCTTCTGGGTGAACACTGGCGTCACACAAACGGTCCAAGGGTCTCTGCACCTCGTGACCGATCAGCAGCAAAACGAAGACGAAACGATTGACGTCAACCGGATCATCTTCACCGCGCTAAGCCAGATCGACGTATTCAACACGGCAGCGCCTACCGATCTGTTTGTCGGCGTCATCGACGGGATACGTTTCTCGTTCAATGCTCGAGGAGCGTTCTACAAGCAGGCAAACCTCTATCACTACGTTGGAAACGCGGTTTATCCAGCGATCGCATCGCAGCTGATTGACAGCGCGACTGATCTGCCGACAGGCCCGATCGTTTCTAACAGCCTGCCGATCTGGCTCGCGCAAAGCACGCCGACGCTGCCGGTCTACGCGTCGTACCTCGTGCCAGCGAACGTTGTGCCCCCTTACGTGGTGGCACATGTGGAACCCGATCAGACCGAGGCGCCGTCATTCCCGATTTACGTGTGGCCGGGCACAACTGTTCCAAATTCCGGAGCGTCACCGCTGCATGACATGCCGAGCTCACAACTCGCCAAGGATCGCGTCCGGTTGACTCTCTACGGCCTGACGAACCAGCAGGCCATCCAGTTCTATGCATCGCTGATCGATTACTCGTTGAACACCGACAACTTCGGATTCGGCAATTCGCCGGTTCTGAAGGATGCCAAGCGCACACAGTCGGAGCTGAACGTCATTGCGATGAAAAAGACGCTCGACATCGACGCCTGGTATTTCCAGACCACCTCCGATGCGATCGCGCGCCGACTGATTCTCTCGGCGGGCTTCTCTTCTATCAACACCTAGCGGGGCACCCCGACTAGTCATTCCACCCCGCCGCGAGCGGGGTTTTTCTTTTCAGGAGCTTTAAATGCCCCAGGCCCCGCTTCAAGCAAACGTAGCACTCAACGCAGCAAACAAGAGTTCGCAACTCCAGATGGACGGCAGCGGCAATCTGCTCGTCGGCAACGGATCGTCCAACAAGCTGAACGTTACCGCCATCAACCTCGTGAAGGCCGGTGCCGGTCGCGTTTGCAAGGTGACAGTGGTCGCCGCCGCCACCGCTGGCAACTTCGCCGTGTACGACGTTGCAACGACCGGCGCGGCGGCAACAGCGAACGCCATTCTCAAATACACCGCTTCGTGGCCGGCGGTCGGCACTGTCATCTCTCTCGACTTCCCTTGCCTCGCTGGGATCGTTGTTGATCCGGGTACCGGTGGTCAAGTCGCTGTCTCGTTCGATTAATAGCTGGAGCCCGCCCACATGGCGACTACAATCACACCGACGATCGTAACGGTCAACACGACCGTGACGCGCGCGCCGACCGTCTCGCAGCTCCAGCAAAGTGGCGCGATTGTGTCGGCGGGCGGCACCACACTCACTGCTGGCACCTATCAGTATTGCGGCACGCTGTCCGCGGTACAGGCGCTGCTCGCTACGCCTCTCGCACTGACGGGCATGGTCTGGTCGAGCGGCACCGTCACCGCGACAACCGCCGCGACCATTGGCCTGGCGACCGGCCAGACGTTTACCACGACCATCGCCGGCGCAACGCCTGCCGCCTATAACGGCACGTACGTGGCTACGGTGGCAAGTGCGAATACATTCACTTTCGCACTCGCGACGAATCCCGGCACTGAGACCGTGCCCGGCACGTATCTCCCGTCGAATGCTGGCTTTCTGAGCAACGCGGCGACGACGTTCTTCGCGCAAGGAAATGCGGTAGGCGTGTACGTGCTTGAGCTCGGAGCGCAGACCACCGCAGCATCTGCGATCACGGCGCTGCAAACGTGGATCACAGCGAACAGCAATCCGCAGGTGTTCTATGCGTACCTGCTGCCGGCCTCGTGGGACGCAGCATCGTCTGCGGCTCTGAACACGATGACGTCGAACTACGACAGCCCCAGCGGCCAGACGTACTTCTTCATCACAACCACTGTTGCGAACCTGCCGAACTACGCCGTCAACAAGGCGGTCTATGCGCAGGTTCCGAGCCCGACGAAGGCATCGACTGAGCATCAACTGTCGGTTGACTTCTATAACTGGCTCGCGAACAAGCCGGGCTCGTCGAATCCGCTCGCGCCGATGTCGTACCGATACGCTTATGGCGTAACGCCGTGGGCCCAGGTCGGCAATCAGACGAACATCAACACAGTGCTGACCAACTACGGCAACCTGATCCTAACTGGTGCCGAAGGCGGCATATCCACCGCGTGCGTTTTCAAGGGCACGACGATGGACGGTGAGCAGGCGGCCTGGTGGTACGGGATTGACTGGTTCCGTATCCAGGTCAAGCAGGCTCTCGCCGCAGCAATCATCAACGGATCGAATAGCAACCCGCCGCTGCTCTATGACCAGAACGGCATCAACACGCTTCTGGCCGTCGCGCAGAACGTTGCCAACTCGGCCGTCAAGTTCGGCTGTGCGTTGAGCGCCGTGGTAAGCGCCGTCCCGTTCTCGACGTACACGACGGAAAACCCGAACGACTACAACGCTGGCATCTACAACGGCTTTTCGGCGACGGTGGTTGGTCAGAACGCATTCCTCACGCTGACCTTCAACCTCGACGCGACGCAGTTTGTCGCCTAAGGACGCAACATGGCAAATCCCTATCTCAATGCGGGTCCGCTAAACCGCGTCCGGTGCTCGGTAGTTATCGCCGCCTTTCCTTCGCTGAACATCATCTCTCAGTACATGGGCAAGTCATTCGCCCATATTGAATTCGAGGGTGATTTCAACCAGCAGATTGAAACTGCGACCGGCGTCGTCAATTCGCCGGAGCCGTACGTGATGGCGACCATCACGGTGGGCCTCTTGCGCTCGCAGGCACTCGCGGCCAACTGGCTGGCGCAGGCTCAGGACACCAGCGTTCTCGGCGATGTGACGATTCACAGCGACACATCCGCGTTCCCGGCGATCACGCTGAACGACACCGGCATTCGCATGATTTCGCCCGGCGCGTTTGACGGCACCGACCCGGTAGTTCGCCTGACGCTTCGCGGATCGTTCAACGCGAACTCTTCGCTCTGGTCATTCACGTAACACCTCACGCCACGGCTAGGGACGCGACCCGAACGCCGGCACCTTACCGGTTGCCGTGGCACCTCATAAGGCTCAGTTAAAGGGATTGAGATGAAAATCGACGAACGGCGGAACCTGGTTCTGCCTGTCGTGACTGAAAAGGTCACGCGGAAAGTCACGAAACAGGTTGACGGCAAAGACGTGACCGAGGATGTGACTGAAGACGTAGTGCGAATCTATGCCTTCCATACACCAGTATCGCGCATCATCTTCGAGCAGCATTACCGCGTTCTGGCCGCCACCAAGGCGTCGCTCTCCAGCAAGGGGGCGCACTACCTGATGGGCTCTGGGCCGCGCATTGCCGCTCTGACGCTGAAGGACGAGGGCCGTAAAGAGGCGATCAGCCTTGGCATGGTCGACGACCGCGGAAATGTTCACGACGAGTCCACTGATGCCCTCTTCGCTGAGTTCAAGCGCCTCACGACCATTCTATGTCCCGGCCCGAATGGTTGGGACATGCTCCCTGTAGAGACGGCAATTTCCAGCGGCAAGATCGATTCTGAGGATTGGGAGGAAACGGTCGCCGCCGTCACTTTTTTTACCTGTCACTATGCGATGGCGAAAAAGGCGGACCGCGAGACGGCAGCGAAGGGAACAGCATCCTTTCTGTCGGGGTCGATCACATCATCCACGCCTACGGAATTCCTCGCCTCTTTGCCGACATTGACGCAGGCCGCGCCTACGACAAAGACACCATCGTCGATTCCATCCTGAACTACATCGCCAATGAGGGATTCGGCGAAGTGTTCGAGCGATACGACAGCCCGTATCGAACGGCGCAGCAGTTCCGCCACAGATACCTCATTGAGGCGCTTAAGCGACCGGCATGACGCAAAAAGCAATCGTCGATATTGAGATTAACGACTCGCAGTTCCGCGAGTTCCACGCTCTCTTCAGCGACTATCAGAAGAAGTTGGAATCAATGCCCGAGGATTGGGCCAAGGTCACTGGGTCGATCGACGATGCCGGCGTTGGCATGGAAGACTTCTCCAAGTCATCCAAACTTTCCAAAGAATTCCTGATGATCGCGGCGATTCAGGCCGATGCGATCTCGAAGGGGATGGCTCGCGCCACAGGCGTGCAGGACAAGTTCAATGTCAAGGTCAAGGACGGCGCCATCCAGATGACGCGGATGCAGAAGGCGTCTGCGACAATGCATAAATCGATCGCCGGCATGAGCTCGGTTCTACTCAAGCTCGGCTCAGTCGGGACCAGTGGTATAGCGGCGGCGCTGGGTGCGATTTACGGTGCCACCAATACCGTAGCAGGCCAGAACCTCCAGGCACGCGGCCTAGGTCTCCGAATCGGTCAGACGCAAGCATTCGGCGCGAACTTCGAAAAGTTTGGCCTCGGTGCATCCGATCTCGGCAACGTCGCGAACGCTCAAGGCGACGTGAGCAAATGGCGCGCTTTCATGGCTGCCGGTCTCACGCCTCAGCAGATCCAGAACGAAGATGCTGAGCAGCTGACGTATGACTTCGCGCGCGCCGCTAGCGGGAAGTACCGCGAGTGGCAGAAGTCGGGCATGCCGGCAGCGACGATGGCGCAAGCATATGGCTTTACGGACATGCTGTCCCTACAGCAGTTGCGTACCGGCGCCAGCTATAACGACACTGATTGGGCCAAGGCTCAGCAGAAGGAAATCGCAGATGCCAAACGCAATGAGATCGACCAAGGCACCGCAGATCAGGCCTCCGATGTTAAGGCAGCGCTGAAGTCCGACTGGGCTCAGGTGATGAATGAGTTCAACGGACAGTTGGCTCAAATGTCACCGGAACTGAAGGCTATGGGCGACGCCGCAGCCGCAGCCGCAGTCAATCTTTTGAAAGTGGCAGGACCAGAGGCAAAAAGCCTTCTTGATGCGATCGAGAACCCCGGAGTCGTTCAGCCCAACGAAGGCCGCGTTACATCTGGTCTACGGAAGTTCGGTAACTGGCTCCGCGGCAATGCCGCGTCTGCCGCCCAATCATTCGATGGCGGCACACTCGGCACGCCTACGCTCGCGGGAATCGTGGATTCCCAATACAGCGTCGAGTCCGCGCGCGGAAAGAACTTGCTATCGCCTAAAGGCGCACGAGGACCGATGCAGTTCATGCCGGACACGTGGAAGGATTGGGGACATGGCGACGTCAACAGTCTCGGGGACTCCCAAGACGCCGCGCGCCGGTATGACTCGTTCCTGTTAAACCGTTACGGCGGCAACGTTCGCAAGGCTCTAGCCGCATACAACTGGGGCATGGGTAACCTGGATAAGGACATTGCCAAGAACGGTGAAAACTGGGAATCGCATGCGCCCCGCGAGACTCAGGACTACATTGCAAAAATCACTCAGTTGATGCTGCGCAAGAACCAGAACGTCAACATCAATATCACCAACTCGACTCCAGCCCGCGTGGCAACCTCGATGAACGCAGCCCAGCATTGATATGGCCATAATTTCCGATGCGTTCCGAAACGTCTACGACCTCGCCTTCCAGAAGAGCCCCATCATTCTGGTCGGCGGAATCGCAGCGAACACCTTGGGAGGCATGCTGCCCATCGTCGCGCTGGGTGGACAAGCATTGGGAGCGGTGCAAGGGGCGTTGACGAATGGAGTTTCGACAGACGACTTTTTCGCCACCTACGTACCGATTCCCGGCTCGACGCTGATTAATCAGCAGATCGCCACGTATCCGTTTGCCAACCAAGCCGTGGCGGCGAATTCGACTATCCAGCAGCCGCTTACGATCTCGCTGAGGATGATCGCGCCGGTGAAAGACACCGCCGGCTATCTCACCAAGTTGGCAATCTGGACCTCGCTGCAAAATTCACTGGTCGCGCACAACGCGGCCGGCGGCCTATATCACATCGCCACGCCCTGGTACATCTACACGAACTGTCTGCTGCAAAGCATCACCGACACGACGGGCGGCGAAGGCCGGCAACAGCAAATCATGGCGCAGTGGGATTTTGTTCAACCGTTGGTCACGCAGATGCAGGCTAATAGCGCGTACAACTCGCTGATGAGCAAGCTGTCCTCCGGCGCGCAGGTGACACCGTCCACCACGGCCGGAACGTCAATCTGGTCTAGCGCTGCAACAGCGGTCGGGTCTGCGGCGCAGAACGCCGTTTCGAATGTCACAAACCTGGCTGGCGTGGTCAATCAATACCTCTCGTCGCCACTATGACCACCACGCTGATTGCATTCTCGCCGAACAACTCAGCGTCACCGCCCTTCTCCACTACGGTGACGCTCGATGGTGTCAGCTATCAACTCATCGTGACATGGAACATTGCTGGACAGCGATGGTTCGCTTCGTTGCAGGATCAGTCTGGAACGGCGATCTGGTCCGGTGCGCTCATTGGTTCGCCTCTGGGCTACGACATATTTCTGGCGCCTGGGATTTTCACGTCGAGCACGCTGCTTTACCGGGCTGACACTGGAAACTTTGAGGTCAGTTCGTGAGCAGATACTATTCCCTGACCATCACGCCAAAGGGCAGCACGACGCCGTTTCGTACGTACACCTCGCATCCGAACAACATCTATGATCCCGCGGCTCTCAACGTCGAGTACGACGCGCTGGTCGGGCCGTATGGTACGCCGAGCGGCGCATCAACCGTCACGATCTATGGCATTCCGCTCCAGGACTTGACGCAGGCCCAGCAGTTCGCGGGCATGACGCTGGAACTTAAGTCTGGCATGCGCGCTGGCTTGCCGCTGGTCAACCCGGCGCAAGCGGGCACGATCCTGAAGGGAACGATCTTTCAATCGTTCGGCAACTGGGAGGGCGTAGACCAAACGCTCGACTTCGTCGTGATTCCCGGCGTCTACACAGTCGACAACCCGGGCAACATCCTGCTTGACTGGAGCGCCGGCATGTCGCTCGCCGATGCGTTGAAGCAGACGTTCTCGGTGGCGTACCCAGGCTTTCAGGTGTCGATGAACATCAGTGGTGATTTCGTGCAAAGCCACGATGAGCCGCATATCTGTGGGACGCTGGATCAGCTCGCCCAAATCGTTGGGGACATTACCGAAGGTGTCTTCGATAACCGGGTGACCATCGGCATTCAGGCGGGACAGATCGTCGTCTATGACAGTACGTACAAGCCAAACCCGATCCAGCTGAACTTCAATGATTTCGTGGGACAACCGACGTGGATCGGCGTAAATACGATTCAGACGAAGATGGTCGCTCGGGCGGATCTGCAAATGGGCGCGATAGTCAAGATGCCGGAGGGGCTTCAAAATGCTCCCGGCTACATCAAGACCAGTGCGAGCGCGTACCCTTCGAGCATCAAGTATCAGACGACCTTTCAGAACAACTTCGTCATCAACGAGTTGCGGCAAATCGGAAATTTCCGATCACCCGACGCAGCGCAATGGTCGACGATAGCGAACTGCATCATCATCCCGAGCTAATCGATGTCTGAAAACTACGCCAAACTGTGGGTACAGCGAAGCGCGAACCAGACGGCGATCAACCGAGCGCAGCAGGCAATCGAGAATCTGGGCCGCGCTCTGCCGTGCCGGGTTGTGAAGGTCAGCGGATCGATCGTCACGGTCGCCTTTGAGGTTAGTGCCGCACCGTTTACACTGCCCAACATTACGATCCCAAAGGATGAAAGCCCTTGGATCAGGATGCCGACGCAGGTAGGTGACAAGGGCGTAACGATGCCCGCGGACGCATATCTTGGCGGGGTCTCGGGGTTGGGCGGTGGAGTCGCGACACTGACCAGGCCGGGCAATCTGAGCGCCCTGGTGTTTGTTCCGATCAGCAACTCGGGATCGCCGCCGATTGATCAAAACGCGGCGCAGGTTCAGGGTCCCAACGGCGCCATCATTCGCACGACGGAAGGCCCCACCTCCCAGATCGTGACGGACACCAGTGGAACCACTGTCACGTTCGGCTCCAACACGGTGGTGATCAATGCCACCGAAACGGCATTGAACTATGGCTCGACATCCCTCGTGTTGAACGCTAGCGGAATCACTATGACGTTTGGGACAAACACCATCGTCCTGGATGGCTCAGGGCTAAGCATTAACGGCGAGAGCTACGAGAACCATACTCACGGCTATTTCCCCGGCACGGGAACAAAAACGCAAACCGATCCACCGATCAACTAGCGCTGCGAATAGCTGCCCCTCAGGTCGCCATATTTGTCCTGCCACATGCTGAACTTGTGGGCGTAATCAACCGTTCCATTGCTCCAGTGGACGGTGATATAGCAGTCGATTCGGTAGAGGCCGGGGTAGTACTCGTAAGCTGGCGTTCCGCCAAGCGTTTGTATGGATGTGACCCGAGCGGCGTTCTCGCCAAGTTCCAGTAAGTAAGGGATATTGGCCATCTCCATGTCGTGCGCGAGCGGGGCCTTGCAGTTCTGAGGAATTCCGGAAAGGTCAACCGCATGCGCCAGCACTGGAAATAGCAGCGCAATCGCTATGGTGGTTCGAATCATTCTTCTGGCTCTATCGAATTGGACCCGAAATCGTCGGGCGCGAACCGCGGGCAAACATCGCAATAGTGCGCGACGCCCTCGGCCTGTATCTGGTCTGGTATTGATGCAGGGTGAGTCTTTTGCGGCCTGAACCACTGCAGCATATGTCGACACGGGAAGACATATGTTCCATCAATTGATGCGGCTTCGAAGTGCCTGAAGTTCGGCGCAACGTGGTCGAACGCGCGATATGGCGCCAGTGGATTGAACGGGTCATCAATCAGCCGGAAACAGTGAGCCCGATGGTCTCGCGCAGCGCACGAATCGGCGAAGCATTTTAGTACTGCCTCGATCTCGAACGCGGGCTCCATTTCGCCAATGACCATGCGCCCCCGCGCATAGAAATGCGTCCCCCGCCAGCCGCGAACGTAATGAATCAGATCCATCGCGCGCGTGGCGCCATCGAAAGTCGCAGCGAACCCGGCCACGTGAACCTTGAGCGTCTCAAGGTCTCGCACTGCAAATAGGGGTGCGCTCTTCGCTACCTCAATAGCCCACGGAAACGCCTCGGAACGACTCCGCAGGAAAAGCACGAGCACCAGATAGTCACGAGACAGCGTTAGCAGGTTGTCGTGCGTGAAGAAGTTCGGCGGATAGGTTTCTGGCATAGATAAATCGGAATGGTCAATTGAATGCGAACTTACGGACGAATCTCTAACGCAGATGGCACGAAGACGTGGGTCGTCGTAGAAACCGATGCGAACGGCTACAACGACTCGGTTTATATGACCACGCTCGCGCAATGTCTCAAACTGAATCTTGGCGAATCGCCGATCTACGCAAACTACGGAATTCCCCAGTATCAAACGATCGTCACACAGGTTCTGCCCGACTACTACGTCATGCAGACCCAGACGCAGTTCGCCCAATACTTCGCGTCGCTGACCATCGCGCGAGAGCAGGCCACGTCGCCGCCCGTCTACAACGTCAGCATCACCTGCCACAGCGGCGCCGTACTGACCGATTACGTCGACTCCTCGATCACTGCTCCGCAACTGGACAGCACGTTTATTCTCAACCAATCGGCTCTCGCATGATTCGACGTCTACTTCCCCTGCTGCTGTTCGTCTGTTCGGCCGCGAACGCCCAGTTCACGCCCGGCCAGATTCTTACCGCCGCGCAGTTGAATAGCGCCCTGGCGTCCAAGACGTCGAATTCGGCTGCAGCTATCACCGGTGGATCGATCAGCAACGCTACGATTACCGGCGGCACGATGTCGGGAACCGCCATTACTGGCGGAACAATCTCCGGTCTTACGTCTCCTTTGCCCGTCGCGTCAGGCGGCACCGGAGCGACGGCCTCGACCGGCTCGGGCAATGTCGTGCTCGCCGCATCGCCGACAATTTCCGGCCTCACTGTAACCGGATCGTTCACGGCCCCCGGACTGGTTTCTCCTTCGTCGCTGGCTGCTCAGGCGGCAAATAGCGTGCTTGCAAATGTCACGGCATCAAGTGCATCGCCGACTGCGTTCGCGATGCCGAGTTGCAGCACTTCAACGAGCGCGCTGCAGTACACCAGCGGCACCGGCTTCACGTGCTATGCCAGTTCCGCCACGACGACCGGCACGCTTGCGCAGTTCGCTGCGACGACGTCTGCGCAGTTAGCCGGAGTCCTATCTGACGAAACTGGCACCGGATCAGCGGTTTTCGGCACATCACCGACGATCAGTTCACCGACGATTTCGGGCGGCACGATCACGAACACACCCATCAGCGGCAGCACGGGTTCGTTCACGACGCTCGCAGCGAGCAGCACTGTTAGCGGCACGGGCTTCAGCAACTATCTTGCGTCGCCGCCCGCGATTGGCAGCACTGCCGCCGCAGCAGGCTCGTTCACTAATCTGTCATCCAGCGGAACAATTTCCGGAGCCGGGTTCACGAGCTATCTCGCATCTCCGCCGGCTATCGGTGGCACTGCGGCAGCGGCCGGATCATTTACCACCCTGTCCGCATCCAGCACGGTGAGCGGTTCCGGCTTCAGCACTTACCTGGCATCGCCTCCAGCTATTGGCACAACGACCGCGGCGGCTGGCAAGTTCACCACTCTCCAGGCTACGAGCGCTATCACCCCCACGTACCCCGCAGGCATCGTGGGTAATGTGAGCGGAAGCGCAGTGACCGCGGGCAGCATAGGCGAAACGATCTGCGCACAGGTGACGAACGGAGGTTCTCCGACCGGTTGTGCATCTAACGTCAGCACTCCGGTGTCTTTGACGACCGCAACGTCCGCGAATGTCGCGAGCATCACGCTTACCGCTGGCGACTGGGATATTTTTGCGAACGTTTCCTACAACATCGGAGCAACGACAACCATCAACTATGTCGGAGCTAGCATCTCTTCCGCAAGTGTGACGATGGATTACAACGCCGCTACGCTCGTACCTGGCATCGCAGGTTCGGTTGCCACTGTGATGGCCATTCCAGCCCCGACCATTCACAAATCGATCAGTTCTACGACCACGTTCTATCTGGTCACGACACAAGCATTCGGAACTAGCACTCTAAGTGCATTCGGAAGAATCACGGCCGTTCGCCGCTGATATCTCGCTGTCCGCTGAAACCGCCTCCTGGCGGACCCCACTCTCGAACCGACCACAACGCCGCATGAGCACAACGTCTATTCCATTGATAATGACGACGGCAGGGCCGCAGGCGACTCCCGTGGCGACGCTGTACGACAACTTAATCAGCTATGTCGCAACTCAGGTTCCCGGATACACGGCAAATCTACCCGGCTCTCTGATCGACGATGTTGCGGGCACTGATACCGGCGCCCTGGTCGCAATTGATCAGGCTCGAGTCGATGCCATCAACAGTGTCAGTCCTTACGGCGCCAACGCATTCGTATTGGCACAACTCGGCGCTCAGTTCGGGATTGTTCAAGGCGTCGGTGCAAACGGCAGCGTATATGTCCAGTTTTCCGGTCCCGCCGGATATGTGTTCCAGAAGGGCTTCGTCATCGGTGATGGCACCAATCAGTACGCGCTTCAGGATGGCGGAGTCATCCAGGCAAGCGGATTGAGCCCGCTTCTTTTTGCTGTGGCGACGACGAGCGGTAGCTTCGCGATTCCGGCCAACACCGTAAATCAGTTGGTGACGTCAGTTCCCAGCGCTTATGCCGTGACCGTTACCAACCCGGAAGCCGGGACGGCTGCAACGACAACCCAAAGCGTTCAGGACTATCGCGCGCAGGTGCTCCAGGCTGGCTTGGTGGCAGCCACCGGTACGCCCGCCTATCTCAAAACGCTTCTTTATAAGATCACTGGCGTTCAGCAGCAACTCGTTTCCATCAACGCCGTTTCTGGCGGATGGCAGGTCATCTGCGGCGGCGGTGATGCGTATGCCGTGGCAAATGCCATCTTGCAAGGCGCGGGCGACATCGCATTGCTCAAAGGGTCGCAGCTCGCTGTTACGACGATGACTGCTGCAAATCCTGTCGTCATTACGACGAACTTGAGTCATGGCTATGTCGCGGGTGGCACTGTGACCGTGGCGGGGGCAACGCCGAGCGCATACAACGGAACCTATACGATCGCATCGGTTACGCCAACGACGATCACGACGACGACAAATGGCAGCGGCTTTGGAGCGTACATCAGCGGCGCGACCCTGACGCCCAATCCTCGCACCGTGACAGTATCGCTTTTCCAGAATCCGGACACGTATTCGATTACGTTCGTCAATCCGACTCAACAGGTAGTGACGGTCGCGGTTACGTGGAATACGACCTTGCCAAGTTTCACGGCTGGAACTTCCGTCAATCAGCTGGCGGCGCCAGCTCTTCAGTCATACATCAACTCGATATATGTCGGCCAGCCGATCAATGAACTGGAAATGACTGCGGTATTTCAGAACGCAGTTTCGTCGGTTATTGCGGCATCGAACATCACCACGCTGCAGTTCGCCGTGACCATCAACGGATTGCCGGTCTCGCCGGGAGCTGGCACAAGCATCATCGCAGGGGATCCCGAAGGATATTTCTCGGCCAGCGCGACGGCGATTACGGTCACTCAGGGGTAAGTATGGGCAATATCGAATCCTTCTCGACGCTGCCACTCCAGAGCATCATCCCCAGTTACCTCTACAAGCAATACAGTGATGACGAGGACCTCCAGGCATTTGTCGACGCGTTCAATTCGATTACACAGGGCTATCTAACCTGGTACAACCAGACTCCGTTAGGGCTGTACACATCGCCAAACGTCACGGGTCCGCTACTGGATTGGATAGGGAATGGGGTCTACGGGATACCTCGCCCGGTCCTATCAACACAAACATCTTCAACGATAGCGGGATACAACACAGCGCCCTACAACACGGTCCCATACAACGGTCTCAGTCACTCATCGTCGGGTACCGCGGAGATAGCATCTGATGACATTTATAAGCGGGTGATGACGTGGAACCTATACCGCGGAGACGGGCAGGTCTTCAACATGGGGTGGCTAAAGAACCGAGTGAACCGATTCTTAAATGGGGCTAATGGATCGGACTATACAGTACTGGACAGTCCACCATCGATAACCGTTTCAGGAAACGTCTTCACGATCACTTCATTTCAGGATGCAAATTTCACCAGTCTCCAGGAATGTCTGAATAACGGCGCACTCGCTTTTCCATTTCAGTACACATTTTCCTTCGTCAACATCGGTTTTTTCAACGATGGCGGCGTCTTGTGGATGACGGCCCCGCTCAATTATCCGACGAGCCCCGCCGGATTGTCGGCAGGATCTGTCTGGTACAACGGCGGGGCCGTTTCGGTGGTGCCTGGCGTGACGCCCGACCCTGCCGCCCCGCCCGTCTTTTTCGGAACGATCACCGCTTCAGGTCTCCTCGCACTTGGAGGCGGCAATCTCCCCCTGACCAATCCTGGCTCAACCGGCCAACTCTGGAATAACGGCGGCGTCATCTCGATCGCCTGACGACAATGACAATTTTCACGTTCGCAAACAATGTCAGTACGACGCTGGCAGGACCAGTGTCGTCCAGCGCCACGACCATAACTTTGGCCAACACGGCTAATCTGCCTGCGTCGATCCCATCGGGCCAGGTGCTCGCCATCACGCTTAACGACGTCGCCACGCGCCAAAACTATGAGGTGGTGTATGCGACGGCGAGAACCGGTGCGACTTTGACCGTGTTGCGCGGACAGGAAGGAACAGCGGCGCTTTCCTGGTTGACGGGGGATTATGCATTTAGTCCACCGACCGCAGGGCAGCAAGCGTCTTTCGGGCAACTGACTGGAACCAACGCGTGGTCAGGACCTAACTCATTCAGCGATCCTGTAGCGGTCGCCGCGGCGGCAGTGGCCGCTCAGGCGGTCAACCTTGGCCAGTTCCCTGCAAATACTTCCGGCACAGGTCATCTTCAAATTCCGTGCTCAGTTAGCGGCGTGCTGGTCCCATTCATTTTTCAGTGGGGGCAGGCGATCACAAATTCGTCGGGAATCGCAACGCTAACGCTCGACACGCCATTCCCAAACTTCCTCTTCACCGCAATTGCGAACTATGTGAATAACGGGACTGGCGCGACGAACGCCCAGGCTTCGATATCCAATCTATCGAGCAGATCCAATCTCATTGCCATAGTCGCGACAAATGGGATCCCAGTGAATCTCGCCTCGGTCAATTTCATGGCAATAGGTTACTAGATGAATCAGGTGTTTGGTCTTCCTCAGCCGATTACCGGTGCTGAAACGGTAACGATCCGGCAAACGCAAAACGGACAGTCGGCGCTTTGCACAATGCCTCTCTCCTCTCTTCTGTCGATCATCACGCTTTCGGCCCTGACATCACAGTTGCCGACAACACGCCCCTCTACCTCTGGCGTCGTCTGGAATAACGGCGGCGTAGTCTCCATCTCCTGACCTAGTCCAATGAAGAAAATCATCATTTCGGCGCTCTTTGCGCCGTTGGCTGCGCTCGCCCAGACATACCCTTCGCCGACATTCAACAGCCTCACACTGCAGAACCCGTTGACTCCGTCGAACGGTGGAACCGGCGTTTCCAATTCGGGAACGATCACGCTCGGCGGAAACTTCTCGACCACAGGCGGAAACCCGCTTGTTCTAAACACGACTGGTTCCACCAACATCACCCTCCCGACGAGTGGGACGTTGCTGAACAACTCAAGCGGGGCAACCGCGGGTGCCAATAGCAATATCACATCGCTGTCAGGACTAACGACACCGCTGTCCGTCTCCCAAGGTGGAACTGGAGCAACGACTGCAACTGGTTCCGGTTCTGCCGTTCTCGCGACTAGCCCCGCGCTGGTAACGCCGAATCTGGGAACTCCGTCAGCCGCAACGCTCACGAATGCCACAGGACTTCCCGTGTCGACCGGTATTTCGGGTCTGGGAGCAGGCGTGGCTGCTGCGCTCGCCAATGCAGTGACGGGCTCGGGCTCTCCGGTCCTGGCTACTGCACCAACCCTTTCGAATCCCATTGTCGGAACTCAGGCAGTAGGAACCAATAGCGCACTGGCGGCTAGCACGGGATTCGTTGCAGCCCATCAAGCCTGCCCGTCGATTATGGATTACGGCGGCAACAGGACGGGCACCGTCGACAATTCTGCGGCCTTTGCCGCGACGGTAGCTGCCAGCCAGTCTGCCGGCGGAGGAAACACCTGCGTGTCATTTCCTCCGGGCACCTTTCTCTTTTCGAGCAATGTCGCCATTACCATATCCACGACATCCGGAACAGTGATCATCCAGGGAGCGGGTAGCGAGTCAACATTCTTCAAATCATCCGTTTCTTCTGGTGCCGCTCTTACTGTCAACTACAAGGACGACTCGAGCTCTGTTCATATACGGGATATGTCGTTTCTGACGACGCAAGCGGGAACCGCTCAGGGCATCAACCTGGTCATGACTGCAACGTCTGCGACTCTCGGACCGAACGCGGCACCGCTATCTGACATCACGAACGTGACGTTCCGCGGATCGGACGGATGGAGTGCTGCAAATTTCTGGCAGATCGGGGTTCATAACACAGGAACATCCAACCTCAATTTTTTCAACGATACCTTCATGGGGCCGACGCCGACCCCCACGGGTTACGGAATCTATCTTGACTACGCCACAGATCATTCGATAATTCCGATCGTATTCAATCTTTATGGATGCAACTTCGTCCACCTCTTCACCGGATTGTTATACGGTGGAAACACTCAAGGGGTGTCAGTTGCCTCTTCGAATATGACCGCCAACTTCTATGGCATCCTTGTTCCGTCAAGCGGGTCCGCGCCTGATCAGCTGTCGGTGACCGGTAGCCAGATGAACAACATCAACGCTTCGATAGCCACACAGATCACGCTTCAATCGTTCACGGCGGCCAACAATTTTTTCCTCGTTGAAAATAACTCGACCGCTATCAGTTTGGTGAGTACTGGTCAGTTCTCCATTACTGCCAATGTGTTTGCTCCCAACACACTGCCCGCCACGTCCCAGACGGCTATTACCATCGGAACGTACAACCAGGGGGCTGGAGTGATCACGGCCAATCAGTTCGATCTTTTGACAACCGGGATTCTGCTGGGGACTGGCTCCGCGCACGTCAACATTCAGTCTAACGCTTATGCGCCCGGCATCGGAGCGACCGTTTCTGGTTCCGGTTCGTGCTCAGCATGCACAATCGGCGGCGGCTCCCAATAACGGCGAGATCACATAAACGGACTGTTCGGCACAAGCGAAAGCACTGCAAAAAAAGCGATTACGCCAAGCACGAGCAGTCCGACGAAAAGGCATTTCCCTGCCAACGTCGACCGTTGACCACCAGAAGTTTTGGGGGCGGGTTTCATGCTATTCACCTTCAGAGATAGTATTTATAGACCAATGTCGTGACCGTCATAGCCACCGACAACGAAATGAACACGCCACACAGCGCAAAAGTCGCCATCGAACGCCGCTCGCTTACTTGTGCGCTACTCAGCGTATACGCGGCCAAGAGCGCAGGTGCCGTGAAGTAGCGCCCCTGCACTCCAATAATAAATTGGGCATGCAGGTCGGTCCAAGTGATGAGCAGTGCGACAAGCGTCAGCATTACGGCTGCGGCTGAGACCAGCAACGGTACCGTTCGAGCCAGCGCACCCACCCTGCGTGAGCAAGAGATCGCAAGCGCGGCCAGTAGGACGAATCCTGCTAGTTGATAGGTAACTGTCGGCATGGGCCTATCGAGCCAACCGAGAACACCCACGAACTGGCGCCAATACGAATCGATAACAGCCGGGTTCGACAGTGTCCGCCAAAGGACTTCTAAGAGTGCTAGGGGATGGTGAATGTAGAAGGCTACGGCCTGGCCGGTCGTAATGGAGCGCGACCACCGCAGATCGACGGTATGGGACGCGCCATATATCACCCACCCCACAGCGAGCAGTCCCGCGATGATAGAAGACGCCAGCGCACGGCTGTCTTTTCGGACGAAGAAAACCACTGGCGCCAGTATCAGTATCGCGATTAGTTGCGGGCGGCTCGTGGCAATCATGAACGGCGCGACGATCAACAGCAGGGACCATAGAATCGGGAACGGCTGCTCTTGCTCCAAGCCGCGGCGGAACAGACTAGCGGCCAGCACTGTCCACGCGAACGACATGCCGTCCGCCGAAGCGCTCGATAACTGGAACATCGTCATTGGCAGTGCTAGGAGGCAGATCACCAACGCGTTCGGCGGGAATATCGTGAACGCGTAGGCGATGATTGCAGCGACCGCAATCAAGGTTGTAACGCGCGCAAGCCGGTAAGATGCGCCTACGCCTAAGTGCAACGATTCGCCGATCCTTAGGCCTGCAGCTTGCGGGAGGTAGCCCAACGGAAAATATGGCGCCGCGCCTGCCATGTCCACGTAGGTCCGAACACCACTCCATTTGATCGCTGCACCAGCCTCCGCCGTTCTCGCATCGTATCGGGCGTTAGGTTTGGTAGAGAGCGCCTGAAAGTTCAGGACTTGATATTGCTGCAGAGCGTCGTCAAAGTAACCGCCCGTCGATCGCCCTGGCTCGGTAACCGTATGCGACAGCACAGAGAGCAAATATGCTCGCTTGATGTGGTCGTTTTCATCCGGGGACTGCATCGGCGGAATGATTGCTGAAAGAAAGCTGCCGATGATGACGATGGAAAAAAACGTAATTGTCCATTGACGCAGCGAATTCATTGCCCGTATTCCTGAATTGTTTGGGCGCATCATAGCGCAACTGAGAACTGGACTCGGGCGAATTGCGCCGGATCTTGCGACTTGCTTGCGCAGTAGGCGTCTATTCGCCAAATTGGGCCTTAATGATTGGTCCGATGACTGTCAACTCCTGCTGAGCTTTAAACGCCTGCAATGCTTCATCCGGCAATATGCATGTCGCATCATCCGCCCGACTTCCTGTATGGGCGAATTCGCCATGGATTCTCAAGGCTGCAGCGCAGTACGCCTTGTGTGCTTCTTCCGCAGACTCGAAGTAACCCAGACTTATTCTTTTCTGGTATGCACAAATCCTCGCCTGCCACTTGCGCTTTGCCTTGACCCAGTGAACGCCCTTGAATCCTGATGTGTTATCGGGGCGCACCCCGACGTTCCAGTGGTTCTGGGCGTTGTCGCAGATTCTTAACTCTGACTTTCGATTGTCGGCTTTGACGCCAAATCGATGATCAACGTGACGCGGATCTCCGTACCCAAGACCCATCACATCTCGGTGCATTGGAACCATGATTCTTGGTTGGTTGCGAACCCGAGGCAATGAGCGAACGACGTAGCCGCGCTCATCAATACGCCATATATGCCGATTTAGGCGCTCGTAATCCTCATCGTCAACGAGGATTTCCTCTCCTTTGCGGGTATAGATGATTTTCATCGCGCACCCCGCAAAGGAGAGGCGCAAAGACGCTGAGGAGCACGTCTTCTGAGGTCATGCCAGACAGTGCAGCCTAGTCTTCTTCTGCATCGCCCAGAAAATCCACTCTCGCGCCGATCCGCCGAGCTCGCTCGTAAAGCTGCTCCATGCTGGTTATCGGCCCGGTCATCAACTGCCACTGGGCCATGCCATACATCAACACATGGAAACCCATTTCCCTCTTGTCTTCTTCTGAAAGGTACTTGTGGAATTGGCGTCCCGTCGCAACCCCGAACATGTTGGCCATCTGGCCGTTCGTGAACTGCAGGTCTTCTCGGAGACGCCGAAGCTCGGCTTGCGGCGGAGGTTTGTAATGCATGTGCGGCGATTCCAATGCGCACGTCGGCGCGAAATCTGGGATTCATGGAAGTTTCCTTTCGGATTATCGGGCACCGCGGAATGCTTAGCCCTGTTGATCCGAATCTTATTCACCCCTAGGGTGATTGTCAACACATAAATTCACATCGACCAACGCCCTCCCTCGGAGGGCTTTTTCTTATCCGGGGCTCCCTTTGAACCACCCACACCGCGATCCCGCGATTGCCTCCCTGGAGCAACGCATGAGCACGATTGAGCAGCAAGTCGGCGACTGGCGCGCCGAGCTATCCGCGAACACAGACGCGACATTACGTGTTGAGTCGAATACGAAAGAGCTAGTCGAGCTTCTGAAGCTGGCCAAAGGCGG